TGCTCCAGGCTACCACAGGCGCGAGCAGCGTCAGCTACAAAGACATCTCCGAGTTCATCGCCGGCATGGGTGCCGACGACACACAAATCGACATCCGCCTGCACTGCCCTGGCGGCAGCTGCATCGAGGGTTGGGCGATGTATGACGCGCTACGCCGCAGCGGCAAAGAGATTGGTGCCACCATCGAGGGTGAATGTTCGTCCATGGCGACAATCATCTTGCTGGCGGCACCTAAGGAGCGGCGCGTGGCGTACAAGAACGCGCACATCTGCATCCACAACCCCGCCGTGGAGACGCTCAACGTGGATGCGTTTCAACGGCTCACCGCAGACAAGTTGGAGCTCACCGCGCAGGAAATCCTCCACCAGGCTAAAGCCCTGCGTCAGGAGCAGGAGAAAATCCTCGACCTATATGTGGAGCGCACGGGCGCGAGCCGTAAGACGCTGAAAGCGTTGATGGATAAGGACACGCTCATGGACGCGCAGCAAGCGCAAGAGTTAGGGTTCATCTCCCAGATTCTTGTGCCCACGACCGCCAAGCGACAAAATTCACAATATCATACTAACTCTTTATCACAACTTAATGACATGACAAGGAAAGAAAAGAAAATCGCCTTGAAAGAGGGGCTGTTCTCCCGCTTGCTCGCCAAGGCCGGACTTGCCCGCATCGAGGACTTGAAAATCATCGACCAAATCATCACCGCCGCCAACGGCTCGGAGTTCACCGTAGAGCGAGAGGCAGGCGACCCGCAGGTGGGCGACACCGCCTATCCCGACGGCAGCTACGTGCTCTCGGACGGCACCACCGTGGTTGTTGCCGGCAGCGTCATCACCGACATCGTGGCTCCCACGGAGCTGGTACTCACGCCCACGCCCGAGACCCAACCCCAGACCATCACGGTGGCGCAAGCCGACAACGCGCAGGCTGCTGTGGAGCCCACGGCACAAGTTGATGCCGAACCCACGGCGCAGAGCGAAACCGAGCTCACCGCGCAGAGCGATGCCCCGCAGATGGCCGCGTCTTCCACCGAAGAGGAATACGAGGCAGAGATTGCGCAGCTGCGTGAGCAGATTACCAACCAGTTCAAGGAACAGATCGCCAAGCAGCAGGAGCAAATCGCTCAACTCAACCAGACCATCGCCACGCTGCAGCAGACCATTGGCGAGCTGCGTGGTCAGGCTCCTACGGAGACCGAGCGCGACATCGTTAGCAAGGTCAACGGCGCAGGTGGACTGGCATGGCTGGAGCAGATTCTGTCGATGCGTTCCACCTTCAACGCGACCAACCGCAAGTTCATCGACCACACCCTGCCCAAGGACGAGGCGCCCGAGAGCAAGACGCGTCTGGCCATCCGCCAGCAACGCGAAGCCGCGCAGGTCAAGCGCAGCAAACGCGAACTCTGATTTGTACTATGACTTTTAACGCTACGAAAGATTATGATTAACTGGAACGAATTTACCGTTAGCAATCGCGCCATCACCGACTTGCGCGAGTTGCTGTTTCTGTCGGTGTTCAACGACCCCGACATCGAATTAACCGTCACCACCAAGACCGGCGTGCGCAATGGCAGTAAGCTCGGGTTGATAGACTCGATGGGCGATGTGGGCATGAACCACCGCGGCTGCGCGCCCGATTACTCCAACATCCAAATCACCGGTTTGGAGAAAGAGTGGGCCCTTGGCGCTTGGGAAATCGCCAAGCACATCTGCTACACCGAGTTGGAGGACACCATCGCCGAAGACTCGCTCAACACCGGCACCGAGCGTGCCTATTTGGAGGACACGCCCTATTGGGACATCGTGCTGATGCCGTTGTTGCAGCGTGCCATCAAGGAGATGTTCTGGCGCATCGTCTGGTTCGGTGACGTGGACGCAGCCAACATCACCGATGGTGGTGTCATCACCGATGGCGTTGAGCTGGGGCTGTTCAACATGTGCGACGGCTTGTGGAAACGCCTGCAGGCCATCATCGCCGAGAACACCGCGCAGCAGACCGTCATCGCCGCGAACTCCGCCGCCACGCTGGCCGAGCAGAAGACCGCCTTGCGCGCTTCCGGTGTTGCCGTGGGCATCTTCGATGACATGCTCAGCGAGGCCGACTCGCGCATCTTCGACAAGACCGACGCGTGCATCCTCTGTACCAACTCGCTGTACAAAGCCCTGCGCAACGACTTGGTTGACAAGTACGGCAAGTACAACATGCCCATCGAGCAAATCGCTGCCGGCATCCACATCTCTGAGTACGATGGCGTCAAGCTCGTGGTGCTGGACATCTGGGACCGCCTGATTAAGAAGTACGAGAGCGATGGCGAGAAGCTCAACTGCCCGCATCGCGCCGTGGTATGCTCTCCGAGCAATCTGTTCGTTGGGACCAACGACCGCGACAAAATCGCTTCGCTGCGCGTGACCTTCAATGACGAGACGAACTTCAACAACATCTACGCCGCTTCTATGCTTGGCACCCTCATCGGTGAGGACGCGCTGGTTCAGGTGGCGATTTAAGCGACACGGCTATGGCTGAATCTTGTGACTACAAATTGGCTGCTGACCTTGTTATCGACTGCGATGTCAAGGCGGTCAGCGGCATCAAGAACTCGGGGGTGATTGTCAACTACGAAGACATCGACTTCGACAATACGACCTTTGACGAAGACAACCCCAACATCATCACCTCGCTGGTGCTCAACAGCGGCGCGCGAGCCTACCGCATCTACGTGCCAGGCAAGACGCCGTACACGGGCACCAAAAAGAGCATGGTGGCGGGCACCTACCGCAACAAGTTCAACAAGGACGTGTCGATTGTGCTATTCGACAACGGCCCCGCGGTGGTCAACGACATCATCAACCAGTTAGCCAATGGCACATTTGTCGTCATCTTGGAAAACAAGTTTGGCGGCAGCGACAAGAAGAACTACTTCGAGGTCTATGGCATCGAGGCGGGTCTGACGGCCACGGCGTTGGATGATGACAAGTACAGCGAGGACACCGATGGCGGCTGGCTGATTACCTTGCAAGAGGTGAACGCGCCCTCGGCCGGCATCTATTACTTTAACGAGAGCCTCACGGCCACGCGTGCCGCCATCGAGGCGTTAACCGCCGAGTGATATGAGTGAGCGAGAAAGTGCGCTGCAGCTGTTAGAGCAGATGAGAAGCCGTTACGACAGCGGCTTCTCTTCGGCTGACAAAAGCGTGTTGAACGACCTGTACCGCCGTCTTTACGGCAAGAACATCCGCAACAGCGGTTGCAACAACTGCTTCCGCGATGCGTATCTACTGATTTACAAAAAACTCAAAAGCATCAAATCCATGCCTACATTTAGCGATTATAAACTCAAGGCCGGTGCGGTGATTCATCCTGCCGGCACCTCTAAGTTCTATGCTCATCGGTTGCCCAGCAACGACATTGCCGAGGCGTACCTGAGCAAGTTCCCCGATAAAATTTCGCTGTTCGCGGAGTACCCCTCCGACTGGCGCGAGCGCGTGCAGCGTTACCGCGAATATGCCGAGGCATCCGCTGCGTCCTCGGCAAAATCAGCAACCAAGGATGAGGCGGTCACTACGGATGAAACCGTCACTACGAAAGAGCCTGCAACCACGGAAGAGGCGGTTGCCGATGAAGCCGATGTTCCCGCGCAGCGAGAGCAGGAAACTGTTGCGGAAGTGGTCGCGCAAAACGATGATAAGGGTGGGGTAGAGGAGCAAGCCACCGCCGAAGTGGCGCAGGAGGCTGTCACCGAACAACCCGCCGCCACGCAAGCAACCGAGCAGCCCGCTGCCACGGCTACGAAGCAAACCACCAAAACCAAGCGCACCCGCAAGAAGTCCGCTTAATCCCCGCTAAGCGATGAACGTCAACAATGTCAAGCGACCGCCCAAGCGGTTCAGCGTTTCTTACCTCAGCTCATTGGGCATACAGTCCTACGGGAGAGATAACCTCTATCCGCAGCGCATGCTTGACCTCATCCTTAACAGCCCTACCGGTGGCACCTGCTGCGACCGTTACCGCACCTTTATCGAGGGCAATGGGCTCAATGACGTGGCGTTCAGCGACTACGTTTGTAACCGTGCGGGCGATACCATCGACGACATCCTGCGNNTNATTGCCCAGGACATCGCGCTGTTTCATGGGTTCGCCCTGCACGTGAACTACGACATGGCGTGCCGCATCGTGGAGGTGCAGCACATCCATTTCCAGGACTGCCGCCTGGACGAGGAGGTGGAGAACGGACAAGTCACCTATATCAGGGTGCATCCCGACTGGTCGGGTCACAAGACCAAACGAGGCAGCCGCATACCGGTGGACGCTTCGCATGTGGAATCGTTCTTCACCTTCAACCCACGGCGTGAGGTGGTGCTTTCACAAATCGAGAAGAGCGGTGGCATCGACCGCTACAACGGCCAAATCCTCTGGTTCTCGATGGACGGCCGCTTCGTCTATCCCAAGCCCATCTATGACAAGGTGGTGACCAACCTCTCCACCGATGA